ATTGGATCAAACCCCCGCCCATCAACGAACGACGACGACGCAACTGACCTTCAGGCTCTTGCTCAGCCAACAAACCCTGCGGACCCGTCAAAATCGTAGACGCACGGCCACCCCGCGTACTCTCAATCGCAGCAGTCTCAACCTCACTGGTTGGCGGAGTAGCCAAATCAACCAACGCCGGCGGGGCCGGCGGGGCCAGAGGCCGCCGCTTTACAGGCATAGGCACAGGTTTCCGCGAATCCGCCGCCGGAGGATTATCGCGATTACTCCGTTTGCGATTGTTCTTACTGCTTTCAATGCGCTCCTGCTCCTCACGTTGCTTTCTCTTTTCCCGCGTCGCTGCAGTGCGATCTTCATAGTCCTTAATCTCAGACTTAGTATATCCTGCGCGTGAAAGGTTTGAAGACTGCCTCTTACTTGAGCCAAGCCCCGCAGAAGATCCCATCTTGAGATCTCGCACAATGTTGCGCAGAACGTCACCAAAACCTATAGCCATCCCATCACCTCATGTCGCAAACGGATCGTAATCCATCTCCGCCTGCCGTTGTGGGGCCTTCAACATAGGCCCAGCCTCTCTATACCCAACCGCAAAGTACCGAAACGCATCAGACGCATGACTCGTCCAATCATGCACAGGACTCGCCCGAAAACTCCGCGTCCGCTCATTGTAAGCCCGATGATACGACCGCAATGCCTCCAAACCAACATTACACCGATCTCTGTCAAACCACAACCGTGGGATCAACATCTGAGCCGCATGAATGCCATCCTCAATCGGCAACCTCGGAACAACCCGAAAGTTCAGCCCCAAGTCCCAGGCAACCTCACGCCTACTCTTCCCACTTCCCAATTCCCTAACCTCTATATCATGCGGCGCATTATGTGTCCCATACAAATATCCACGCTTGTTCAACACCTCACAATAATGCGGCAGACCCTCATTCCGAGCCTCATAAAAATCAACCACATGCACAGCCCGACCAACCGTCTGCGTAAACCAAATCGCCGTGCTATCCCCAACCCCCAAATCCCACCACGTATCAACCCTGTGGGCCGGGTCATACGGAACCTTGCAAATCCGACCACCAGCCTGCGCAGCCTCCAACTCCTTCCCGTAAATCGAACCAGGAATGTTCGCATTCCAACTGCACTCAAACTCCTGCTGATACTGGTCGTCCGTCATCGTCTGCTGAGCCGCCGACAATTCCTCATCGTCCAAAATGCCCGTCTCGCTCGCCCTGTTTACAACGCACAGCCAATCCTCATTGCCACTCGCTTGCTCATACAAATCATAAAAAGCATTGTGACCCTTCGGCGTGCCAACAAACACAGCCCAACCCCTCCGATCCGATAGCGCTGGGCGGATAACCTCGGGGAAAACATTCTCAGGCATCTGCGCAACCTCGTCCATCACGCAGCCGTCCAAGTAAATACCACGCAAGCTGTCAGGGTTTTCAGCGCCGAGCAAACTAATCCGCCCGCCAGTCGGCAAGTCACACCGCAATTCCGTCTCGTGAAACTTCACACCAGGTATCGCACCAGCAAACTGCTTCAAATAATCCCACGCCACGTTCTTCGCCTGCCGATACGTTGGTGCCATATACGCATACCGGGGATTCGGCTTCTGCGACATGATCGCATCTCGCAGAATGTGATTGATTGCCCAAACCGTCTTGCCGAATCGGCGATGACACACAACCACACCCCACCGCTTGGAATCCATTTGCGCGTGCAACTCACGCTGCAGTGGACGAGGAGAGTACGGAATTACAATGTTTTGGTTCTTGGAAGACATGGCAACCTCAGTGCGTGGATGTTTCGTAGACCCGTTGTATAGCAGGAGCGGGCGGCGGGCGATCTGGCGGGGGGTGGGGGGTGCCGGCCTTCGAATTCGCGACCATCGCAGCGGCCAAGGCACTGATAATACAAAGCGAATTGGAAGCATGGCGCCAAGCAGCAAGCCACCAAGCGGCCTAGCCATCCAGGCCGCCTTGCCGTTGAGCTGGCACGCTGGTCACAACGGACGCGAACTGCGCCCGATTGCAAGCCATTGATATTGCACCAAATCATTATCCGATAATCCCCATTATGTAATGTATGGCAGCACAGTTCCCGCGCGTGGTTCGGCAGACGCTGTGCTTATCGGACCGGTCATTCACCTGCCTTCGCATCAACCGCTTGGTCTCCCTTCGCCCAGCTAATAGTGATCGACTGCTGCGCAGGTGCATCCTCTTTGCGATCTCTGATGCCATGCGGTTGGCTGCGTGCCAGGGTCCAGCGCAGCGTTTCGATCTCCAGCTTGCGGCGTTGGATCTCGGCACCTAACCAGCGCCCATCGCATGGCGTTCCGTCTTCGTGTGTCTTTGGCAGCTCGGCCATTGCGAGCTTGTTGATGCGGTCGCTGTGCCACTCGGCCTGCATGATCCTGCCTTGGCGGTAGATCTCAAACATGTTTTCGTCGCGTGCGACGGCTGATGTGATGGCGCGATAGGATGGCATGTGCGGATCTTCTACGATCTGCAGTAGGTTTTCGCCCATTGCCATGCGCTCAGCGACTTCGGTCATGATGGCCTTGGTGACTTTGACCTGATGGCCTTTATTGTTTCCGCCCATTGCGTCCTCCTTGGTGCTTATTCGATACTACATCATTCTGCCCAGCAACCCAAGTGTTTGGTGTAACTTCACCCAATGTCATCATTTGGATGTGTACTTGATGCTCAGGGTTTGGGTTCAGGTATGACTGATGCTCTGGATGTAGGCACCATCTAGTGACCAGGCCGGTGGTTGGATGGCCTAGTTTTTGAGCCATGTCGGCGTATGTGAGGTCTTTGGCTATTCGCCATGCTTCAAGTTTGTTCATCTTCCAGCTCCATCATGAGTGCGAGGTACGCGATGGCATCGATGATGCTATCTTTGTGGTGTGATTTTGCGAGGCGTGCAAGCTTCAGTTCGACCATGATTTGCGCTGCCTGCTGTTTGGTGATTGGAGCTTTGACGATTTGGCTGATGCGCTGTGCGAAGCGCTCGAAGTTAGTGTGCGGCGATCCATAGGATTCTTGCCTTGGGCCATTGATGAGGATTGACGCCTGCTCTAGCGCGGCTTGCGCTTTAGAAAGGTACTTCATTTTCCAGCTCCTTATTTCTGATTTCTATAACTTCTGCACCTGGGAATGCAGCTTTGGCTGCATCTATCATTTCTTTGGAGAGGCTGCATCTGTACATTGTGAGGGCCAAGACCATCTCGCGCTCGGTGATCAGCTCCAATTTTGGATACGCCTCCTGCGCCCTCTGCCAAGCCCTAGAATCGCGCATCAAGCCGAAGCTACCCCCATCTGCCTCAACGACCCACACCTGCGCTGTGGGCGGCTCTCCGTGAGTCTGCGAGGCAATCTGATCCATAGCCTGCATCCCTCTAATGCAGACCGATGCTCTGATGCTCACCTCATCTGAATCTTGTGCGTCGATGGCTGCGTTAAGCTTGGCCATTGCTGACCCATACTTTGCCGCGACATCTGTTGGCACCAGCTCGACGAGCCGATCGATGCCCCATTTGTGATCCATGTCACGGGCGATCTTATCAAACGGTGCGAGTGCGTAGTCACATTTGATTTGGGTTGCTGATGCGCCTGGATGAATGATCCGATCCGATTTTCTCTCACGCCTTGGCTTCTGCGGCCTTCTGTATGTCACGATGTCTCTCCTCTGGACTTCCTCACCTCACCACCTCACTCACCTTCCTCACCTCCTCACCTTCCTCACCCCTATATAGGGGGGGTGAGGAGGTAAGGTTCAGGTGGTATTCTTCCTCACCTTTCCTCACCTTTTCCTCACCTAAAAACAACAGGTGAGGATGCATATTTGTCACGCTTTCCCGTCTCACAAACCTACCTCATCGCGATTGATCCATGTGCCTACGACCACTACTGAGATTTCTCGTCCTTGCCGGGGGTCTGTTATCTTATCGACCCGCAGCACGTCCGTCTTGATCCACTGCTTGATGATCAGCGCCACGCGGCCCTTGCCTGCCTTCTCTGTGGTGTCGATGCCGAGCATTTCGCCAACCAGATGCCCGACCCACGCCTTGGCTTGACTGCTTTCTCTGAGCGCATCTGTCTCGGCTGCCTTTCCAATGGCACGCTGGCACTTCATTGCGGCCTCTGCTGTCACGCCTTCGAATGCGTCGGGCAGCGTGACCGGCACAACGACTGCGATATACTCGCCGTTGGCGATCTGCACGCCGATGGTTTGCATGTATGTGGCCTTGTCTGAGGGCGCTGCGAGGTTGGCCTTGGCATCGTCTATGCGAAACAGGCCTTTGGCTGCATCGCCTTCGAGGCCGAGCTTTTCGGCGGCTTCTTCGCTGACCTTGTTGAGTACTCGTGCTGCTCGGGCTGCGCCGATGAGGGCGTTGGCGCCGCGCACGCTGTCCACTGTTGCATCATCTCCGTTGCCTTTGCGGATGTGGTGGACTGGGTGGACGGATGCGCCTGTCTCTCTGGCCAGCCTGCGCAGCATGGCGACCACCACTTGCACGGCCATGTTGCTGTTC